AGCTTTTTCACCTTCAACTACGCTCATTTCAAGATAATCTTCGAAACGTAAGCGAGTTTCAGATTCAGCTTTTAGATACCATAGATACCCTCCAGTTCCATCTTCAGTAGCAACTTCAACCCAACCAATCTGAGCAGTGTCAGAACCAGAAACAACATATTTGCTTCGAATAATAATTGGTGAATTAGAAAATTGAGTAAAAGAAGGATCTACACTTACGTAACCACTAGTATTAGTAGCTGAGTAATTTGGTGTAGAAGAACCTTTGTCGTATTCAGAACCGTATACAAACATTTTTACGCCAGTTCCAGCTAGACTAGATGTATCTGCAGCTGTGTAAGGAGCTACTGTTACAATAGCACCAACACCGACTACGCCAATTTCAGAACCAGTTACTACAGCTTTTAGCTCAGCACCTAGCTTATCAATAAGTACAACTGTAGAATTTACAGAAATAACATTTGTTACTCCAGCTTGAAGCGGAATAGTAATACCATTAGCACCATCATTAGTACAGTCGTCGTACGCGATGTGTAAACGGTTTTGTTCAGACCAGATAACCTGATCAGAAGTCATAGGCATTTCAGCTCCTACCATACGTAAGAAACCAGATAACGTGCGGTTTCCATAACGCTCTACTTCTTGTTCGTAGATCTCAGGTAGATACTGCTGTGCGAATGTATCAGAATCACCAGTACCAGTTCCTCCGTTAAACGAAAGAAAGTTAGTATCTAGCAATTGTTGTTTTTGACTTGGGATAATACTCCCAAATAAAGGGGTCAATGTAGACATAATTATTTATTTTATTTTTTTATTGTTATTTTTTTAACTTTTAATTTTGAAGAATCAACACCACTAATAGCTTTAACTTTTAATCCATTAACAAATACTTCACCTTGTGCTGATTGTCTTGGTTCTGTCGAAATGTTTTTCGATTTAGCCATAACGTTTTTAACAGCATCAGCTTTTCCTTGCTCATAAAAGTGATTAGCAATAGTGTCAGCGTTTCTAGCTGCGTACAAAGCTTTATGATATCCTGACAAGTCTGATATTCTATTGTCTTTATCTAGGAACTTCCCAATAAAATTAGTTATATCAGATTGAACATCAGCCAATTGCTCTGGATTTTTAATACCATATCTAAATTTTTTCTCTCCAACACTGAAATCAAAACCTTTGAAATCATTATTTAAAAGAGTTTTAGTACGGTCAACAAAATCATTATGCACTTGCTTAATAGTGTTTTGTTCTTCATTGTATCGATTGAAAAAATCTACAGCTTTTTGTTGCTCTTGAGTCACGCCCGGTCTCAACTTGATCTCGTCGTAGTATTTACCCTTTAAGTCTTCCAAAAAGTTTTTAGCTTTTCCAACTTCTTCCTTAAACGCAATTTTCTTTTTGCGTATATCTTTATCCTCATCTAATTCTTCGTCATAATCAAAATCTTCTAATAAAAGACTTACATCTTCATGATCAAGGTGAGGTCGTGTTTGTTTATAATATTCTCTAACTAAAGTATTGTTATCTACATTAGTGTAATCTGCGTTAAGTCGAACATAATCGTCGACTGTACCACCGGTTTCTTCCATAAAAGAAACTAGCTTTTCAATATTTTCAGGTAAAGATTTTTGCTGTACAATTTCTTGTGTAGCTTCTTTTGCCTCTTCTATGGGTTTTACTTCTTCTTCTGATACCTCTTCAATAACAGAGAGAGGGGACTCTTCATTTGAGTCGGCGTCCCGTATTTCTTCAACCACTTTTTTGCCGTCGCTACTGTCTTCGGGTTGTCTGACAGCATCATTGCTTGCATCTGTGCTTTGCTCTTGAATGGCATCCTCTTCGTTTTTAATTTCTATTTTAGTAACTTCAGGAATTACTTCTCCCTGAGATTCAACACCTTCTTTATGTATTTTAACTTTAGTTACTTCATTTTTTTTACCTAAATTTTTAGGTTTAGTAGGAGTTTTTAGTTTAAATTCTCCTTCTTGTTTTACTTCTTCTGACATAATATAATATAATTAAATAATTAAAAAGTTTTTTTTAACGAGGTTCAAACTGTTCAAGTCCAAATCCTCCAAGCGAATCATTACCGGCAGATTCAAAGTTTTTAGGTAATTCGTCATTTTGTCTTTGAGATATCATTTCAGACTGTTGAGTGCCTATAATTCTAGCTCTCTCGTCTTTACGGTTTTCTATTTCTTTTTCTTTGTCTCTTTCGACTCTAGATTTAGCCTCAGCAAGCTGTATATTGTAATTAAACTCTTCAGCCATTAATTGCTTTTTGATTTCTGCCTCTGTCTGCATACGTTGTATTTCAAACTGAGACTTACCTTGTTCTAATTGAAGTTTAGTCTCTGTAAGAGCTTGTTGTTTCTGCATTTCAGCTAAAGCAGCTTGCTCTGCAGCTTGAGCGTTAGCCTGAGCTTGCGCTTGTATATTAGCTTGAGCAGCAGCTTGGTCTCGTTCTTGCTTTTGCTTACGTTTTATTTTAAGCATTTGATTTGCTAACTTTATATTAGATATTTGTTCTATATCTATAATATCTTCTAAATCAACGCCTCCTGATTGCAAAGCTATTTGTATGTTTTTTTGTAGTATTTGTTTATCTTCTTCCTCAGGTTCTAATTCTAAGAAAATGCCAAACTCATGCATATTTAAACTATACATCTGTTCTAAAGTGCTTGTGTTAAACGTACTTATACTATTCATTAAAGCATTTTTAGTTAATGGAAAGCTTAACATATCTGCAGCTCTTAAACTTATATTTTCAGCTGTTCTTACTGTTAAATACATTAGTGACTGTAAAATATGTTTAGTAGCTGTATTAGACGCAGCCGCTGCTAATTTTTGTAAACCTACTAAAGCATCTTTAGTTGGTTGACTACCATCTCTAGCTTCGTTTAACCCAGTCACATCACGTATCATTTGTAAATAATATTGATACGTAGAAACTAAAGCGTTTATTTTAGCTTGACCATTTGATGTTTGTAATTCTTGTATAGGTACTTTACCAGGGTTAATATCACCATCTATTGTTTTAGATCTACCAACAATACTACCCGTTTGAAAATACATATTCAAAGCTTCTTGCGGGTTGTAGTTGGTTCCATTACCTAAGTCAACTTCTGACAAACCGTCAACATCCACAAATACACCATCTGGTACCATACGAGCTAGCACTTGTTGTATTTTTAAATGCGTAAGTTGTATCATATCAGCAAAGCTAATACACTTACCAACTAAGCTTTCTATTCTACCTTTGTATATACGCGGAGCAGATATAGCATAATTCATTTGAACTTTAGTCTGATCGCTATAAGGTCTTGTCATGTTTTCAGCTAATTCCCATTTAAGCATTTTTTCATGCCCAAGTATTTTAGCTCCACTATATAGAACTTCTATAGCTCTATGTACTCTTTCAAAGTTATCGTTTTCAGGCGGATTAAAATCACCTGGCTTTTCTAAAGCTTTTAATAAACCTTGCTCTGTTTGTTTTATTTTAAATACTTGATTGTTGTATGTTTTGTACTCAAAGTATAAAACTTGAACATTGTTATAACTATCATCTTGACCGTAGTAATTTCTAGTATAATTAGAATTACCTGGATACTTTTGTATTTCTTCTAATTCAGCATCACTTAAATATGGAAATTGTTTTTTAACTTCTTCTAAGCTTACGCTCTTAACTTCTCCAACATAATAAACATCTTCAAAGTTAGGATCTTCTGTGTATGAATAAACTAAATTAGCAGGATCTACGTAGTTAACTGTAACACCATTTGATAGATTAAAATCTGTTTTTACACAGCTTATACCTAATACAACTAAATCGTAGGCTAACCTCTTTTTTACCTCCTCGTATTTATTGTAATTAAACACATTATTTATTAACTCTTCTTCTGCTATTTCTACAGCTTGCTTGTAACTTAACTGCATATGAAGCTCTAATTCTTCTTTGCTTTTAGGTAATTGATCTTCTGGTATGTTAGATCTTTGTAGATCTATATTAAAACTAGCTTTAGCTTCTTTTATTAAATTTCCAGCAAAAGCATCTTCTGCTAAACCTGTAGCGTGTGCTGTTCTTTCTCGAGTAGAATACGGATCTGTTGCAAAAGATTTTATTTCGTAACCTTTGTCAGTCATACCATTAACAACAATATCTATAAATTTTGACAAAACCGCAACAGGCTTCCAATCTAAATTTAAATAAGACAAATCACCATTAATAGATAATTCATCTTTATATTTAGCTACAGATTGTTCGCCTCTAGCGTATAATCTTAATCTATGAAAATCCTGCCAGTTGTTTCCAAAACGACCACCTGCACCTAAACCGCGATCACCTCTAAACCATTCGTTTTCAATAGCCCTACCTACTTGATAACCGTATTCTAAAGTATTCTTTTCCGCATCTGGTACCACCTGACTTGGGAACGAACTATTAACATTAGTGTAAATCATCTATTTTATTATTTTTGATGTATGACCTGTGTTGTCGTATTTGCCAAAGCTTAGACTAACTGGATCTCGTTGTTTTATGTTTACTGGTGTGTATTTATTTTTATTACAAGCCATTATAGCTAAACCAGAACTTATTGTTGCATCAAACTTTGTTCTATTATTTATATTGAACTTAGCCCAATCTTCTAGCGTTCTTTGAAAATACATATTTCCATATTCATTTTCTTTTAATCCTACGTAATCTTCTATGTAAGATTCAATAGCAGCGGCATGCGCTTGCTTAATATCTTCTGATGAGTTAGGTATTCCACCTATTTCTCTTTCTGCAACTGAAAGCTTGTTGTAAAGTTTATCAGGTCTATTTATAGAAAATCTTCTATAACCTCTACGTTTCAAGTAGTACAGTAACCTTGGTTTGTTATTCTCTGCTAATATAGGCATGCCATAAAAATGTAATGCCATAAGTACATCTTCAAAGAATATTTCTGCTGTTGGTGGTCTTGATATATATTCTAAGAAAAACATATTAAACGGAGCGTCTTCCATACTGAACTTAGTTAAACCGTGTAAAGACCCTTTAGATCCTTGCTTGTCTACAGTTCCTGATATATCATAAGAGTCACAACCAAAAGCACCGATATGTTCATTACCAGGATATTTAACTCCATTTTTTATTATTACACGATTCTGCAGATTTGCGGGTGGAATCCAAGAAACAAGAAATCTACCATTTTTTTCAGGATAAAAATTAACTGTAGTATCTTTAATACCACCAGCCCATTGAAAGTTACCCTGTGTAACTAAAACTTTATTTTTAATATCTTCGTTGTAATCTATCTGTTCGTATAATTTAGTTAGATTAAATAAAGATAACTTTGCTTCATCTCTAAAGGCGTGTTTTTCTGTTCTTGGGAACTGACGGTAATATTCATTTAAACTGTCCTGATCATCTTTAAGACCATCAACTTCATTTTCCCAATGTTCTATAACACCTGTTGTTATTAAGTCACCCTGCGTGTCTTTAACTGCGTCTTTGGGTGTATTGAATACAGGTAACCCATAAGTGTCAATGAATCCTTCGTAGTTCCATTCCATAGGTATGAACAAACTATATAATCCCGAGCTAGTCTGTCCATTGCGGTTTCTTTTTGTAACGTCTGAAGCATAGTATAATTTTTTAAAGTTTGCGCCACCCTTGTCTAAAGCGTTGCTTGTAGATCCCATCATACATTTACCTACAACTTTACTACCTAATCTTAACGTTGTCTTTGTGACTCGCCAGTTGTTGAGTATATTGTCCGGCCTTTCCCATTTACCAGATTCGTCGTGTACGAGGAGCTTGAGCTTTTCACCGTCATACGAGTTGTCCCCTGTGTTCTTCCAGTCAATCGTGGTGTCAAGACCGTCGATCTCCTGTGGTGCTTCACCTTGATCAAGTTTTCTTCTGGTAAGCTTCGACGCTGGTACCCTGTAGGCAAGCTCTGTTTTTGGGCGGTCCATGCCGTCTTGTATTGGCTTAAAGAAAAACGGGTAGTTAAGGGATATTGGTACAACTTTATCGGTAAACATTTTTTTAGCGTCAGCCCCAGACTTGGACAATATGCCGAACCGTGAATCAGATGATATTGTGGCCATGTTAACAGTTTCCCCCGATGCCATGAATGAAAATCCAGAGCGTCTGTTTTTGAGATAGCACATTCCATAACAACGCTGGTCGGCTTTACAAGCTTCCCAGAATATAAAGAAAAGCCTATTTGACTCTCTGAAATCTGCGGAACCCACATCAATTTTACTCCACTGCAAGTACATGTAATGAGTGCCAGTAATATAAGTAGAAACGCCTTTGTTATAGAACCAGAAACCTTCGTCACGTCTTTTGAACTCTGTATCAATGTAATCATACCACTGTTCTTTAAAGTTAGATGGGTAACGATCCCAATCAAATACGCTTTTTATTTTAGATAAAGCTTTAGGGTATTTTTCTTTAACCCACATTTGCTCTTCTACTTTTTCAGAAGAACTGTAAACGTTATCCGGTAACAATGGTAGCGCTATTTTTAAATTTTGTATTTCAATAACATCACCTATAGTACCATCTTTACTTATAATTATAATATCGTTTTCAACATCATAACCATACTCCCATTTTTTGTACCTATTATTTTTTTTTAAAATGTTAGGCTTTATATGGTCTTTTATTACTTTAACTAAAGACTGATCGTACATTACTTTGATCTACCTTCAGCAAAACCTTTAAAACTTTTTTCTTTAGTTTCTCCAGGTTTATCTTCAAGCATATTTTTTTCTTCATCTATTCTAGACAGTATTTCAAAAGCATCGAATATAGCTAGCTTTTTAGTTGCAGCTGCATTTTTAAGTCTATCTGCAGAAACATCATCTTCAGTATTAGTGATAATTTTTTCTTCAGCTACCTTAATAAGCTCGTTAACTGCTTTTTGCCCAGCTCGGATTATATTCCTTCTCGTTTCCTTTGAACTCATACTTAACTAAAATATCATTTGATTGCATACAATATAGTCTTTGTTTATCTATAATAAACTCAAACTCTCTATTAGATTTAAAACCAACTAAATCACCTTCATATATGCCTAGCGACTCTAAGGTTTTATTACCTATTTTTACTATACCTTTGTTTTTTTGTTCTGGCTCTTTAGACCATTTATTGTTATTTTTTATAGGCATAATAAAACAACGCTCACCTACAGACATCCACTTAACTATACGTTTGTACAAATATATCTGATCATATTGACAAAAATATTTATTATCATCAAATGTTTTACTACTATCAACAGCTTCGCCCTTTAAGTTGTAATATCTTCTAAACACATTGTGGTGTGTAATAACTTCATCA